ATGACAAATATTATTAGAGCTTGCCCTTATGTGGCTGGTATTGATAGCGTAGGGTTGCGAAACTTAAAAGCCTATCACACAGAGTTGACAGACAAGCAGATTGAAAAATTAGACCCATTGAACGCAAACACTGGCACAGTTGATTATAGCTTTAAAGTTCGTAAATATAAGCACGGTGTCCGCTTTGAGGGCGAAAAAGAGGGCGGAGAAATCAGCTTATTTGATGAGGTAGCGAAATGATAGAACACCACCAAGGCTACACGACTATAAAACGGTACGGACGGAATAGTTTTAGACCAGCAGGCAAACACCCGTTTAAGATGATTTACAACGCACGAGCGGTCAAATATGACTTGATACAGCAGTTTGAATCAAGTACAGGCATAATCTTACCCAGCGGAGTAAAAAGCAACTTATGCACGCAATCAGTACCCTTTTTAGGCAGAGAGCTGGCTGTCATGAAATTACAAATAAAGGAAAATAGAAAATGACATTAAAAAATTTGAGTGATGATGAACAAAAAGAACTTTCTGAATTTATGGAGAGTGGCGCAGCATATCAAATGTTGAAAGCTCAACCTGATATTGAAATAAAAAATCTGACCATTGAAACTTTATACAAAGGCGATGACCTGCTGGCAGTTACACGCCAGTTTGACGAAATCTCAGACCTTGAAGCAGTTAGTATTTTGCTGAATGTGTTAATTGCGGACGCTAGGGACTGTACAGACATAGATAGCTTTATCAAGACTATTATTTCTATGTGGGGGACTTATGACGAAGCGGAGGGGAAGCTATGAAACTTAAAAACTTACAGACGTTAGACCAAAATATTATTAAATTTCTTGCTGAACATCGAGGAATTGACCGAGCTGTCAAAGGTAGAATATTGGCACAAACACTTGATATTGATTTTCGTACTTTACAGAGTAGAATTGAGTACCTCCATAAGCAAGGTTGCGCCATTGGTTCGATTGATAACGGCTATTTTATCCCAACTAATGAAGACGAACGCAGAGCTGGAATCATTAAAAAGCAACGGACAGGCATTGCGATTAATAATGCAGTCAACGGCTACACCCTTGCAGAACTTGATTGGATTGACCAACTCTTTCAGGAGGACTGACTATTGACACCAAAAGAACAAGCCCTAAACTGTATTAATCGCGGTTTTTCTGTTATCGCTGGTTATCCCGCTGGAAAAAGTGAGCGAGCTGTTATAAAAGGAACTTCAAGCGGAACACTTGACGAAATCACAGTGAGTGAATGGTTTGATGAAATACCGAACCGTAACATCATGATTAATCTTAGAAATAGCGGTTTGATTTGTATTGACTTAGATCAACACGAAAACGGACAGAATGGCAGAGCTGTATTCAGTCGCTTATGGAATGAACACAGCGAGGGGGAAATATTAAGTACCTATGTTGAAAAGACACCCACAGGCAACGGCTTGCATGTTTTCTTTAAAGTTCCCAAAGAGCTATTTAATCAGCCGATTGTCAATGAACTAGCGGACGGCGTGGAGATAAAGACACACTTCACACCAATCTACCCAAGCAAACGCACAGACGGCGATTATATCCCTTTGAATGATACAGAAACTAACGAGCCACTCACTTTTGATAACCTTTCTGATTGTCCTGACTGGTTACTTGAAATGATACAGCGACCACAAAAAAGACAGAACCCAACGCTAGGTAGTCGTACTTATGGCGCTGAAATGTGGGAGTTATTCAACCAAGGCGCACGAAAAGGCAACCGAAACAACGATACAAATCGCATACTTCACTACTGGAGAAAAATCGGCATTGATAATAATCATTGCATGGACTTATTGCGAACCTTTAACACTCGAACCAGTCCGCCCTTACCTGATGACGAGCTGGCAACTATTTGGAAAAGTGTATTCAAGATGAAATAGAAAGGAAGTCATGACAGACCAACTAGAAAAACTTGTGGCAGAAACACCACAGGAAAACGTAAGAAGTCCAAAACCTACAATAGAGGACTTCACGGAATATGGCGAGGGCGGAACAAAAAGCGTAAGTATTACAGCTTATAGCGAAGCTGTCCTCAATTGGATTGAACAAGAAAAAGAAATCATCAATAGCTTAGATTATGTCAAAGAACATACTCAAACGCTTAGAGCTGTCAGAAAACTATTCTTTGAACATCGAAATTTATTTTTAAGCACACCTAAGGAGGACGGCAAGCAACCGAAGTCATTAAGCCCTTTAGAAACAGCAAGAATTATCTATAAGACGCTCAAAGTCATCAAATTAGACCACCAAAGCGGACTGTTAGGCGTTTATAACCCTGAACTAGGGATATATGAAACAAATGAAAACTTCTTTCATCGGCTCATTTACTGGCTAGAGCCGTCATACAGTCAGGCGCGGTCAAAAGAGGTCCTCTTTAAACTTGAAACCTTAGCAGAGGTTAAACAACAAACCGCAGAAGCTCACTTGATACCAGTTGCTAACGGTATTTTTAATAAGAATACGCAAAATTTAGAGCCATTTAGCCCTAGTTATGTCTTTACTTCAACGATTGCGACCAAGTACAACGCCAAGGCTAAAGTACCCAATATTAACGGCTGGAACGTAGACGACTGGTTACTTGATTTAATGAGCGGAGATAAAGAGCTTGTCAGCCTTTTATGGCAGATTATTTCCGCAAGTACCAACGGCAACTACTCCTATCGTAAAGGCGTTTGGCTAGTCGGTAAAGGAAATGACGGAAAAGGTACTTTTCAGAGCCTCATCATGAACCTTATCGGACGTGAGAACGTGGCAAGTGTCAAAGCTGAACAATTTGCGGAACGGTTCGCCCTTTCCCAAGTCGTTGGCAAAACTTGCATTATCGGAGATGACAGCCAAGTCAGCTACTTAGACAATGCAGGGAATTACTTTTCTGTGGTTACTGGCGACCCAGTACCGATTGAAGCGAAAGGAAAACAACCGACTTTGGCAGTATTTAACAAGCTAGTTATTCAATCGACTAATTTCTTACCTAAGTTCAGAAACAAGTCAAACGGAACGTACAGACGGTTGCTTATCGTTCCCTTTAACAAGTCTTTCACGTCAGATAATGACAACTGGAAAATCAAAGATGATTATATTAAACGCAAAGACGTTTTAGAGTACGTGCTTAAAATCGCTCTCTCACTCAATTTTGATAAGTTTGATGAACCAAAAGCCACACAAGGGCTGTTAGATGACTTCAAAATTAGCAATGACAATGTACTAGCCTTTGTAAATGATATGTTTGAGGAGTTCGTCAGTGATTTTCTACCAACTACCTTTATAAGCGCCTTATATCGTGCATGGTGTGAAGATGAGGGAGTGAAGCCCTTTACTAAGCGAGAGTTTGAGCTTAAATTACCTGACCATATTAAAGAAGAATGGAAAAAAACAAGTAAAAGACCTCATACGGCAGGCTTTAACAGAGCGATTGACTTACACCGAGCCGAGGAATATGAGCTTTTTAGACGGCTATTTCATTGGGACGAAGACAAACAAAAAAAGGTCACTAAGGGTTATTTACGCAAGAAAAAGCGAAAGTGATACCGTACTTCGGTAACATGTTACCGTTAGCGGTAACAACTTAAACCTCATGGTTAAGCTATTTGTAGAGTGTTGTTACCGTGTTACCGTACTTTTCCTACTTCGCTAGGAATTTATCAGAGGAAATAAAAACATGAAAAAAGTACGCTGTCCGACAAATTGAATTGTTGACAAAACCTGACTTAAAAATATAAATTGGAGAAAATAAAATGAGCAACGAAACAAAAAACTTAGAAATCCCAGTCGCTGAAAACGAGAGAAATAAAGCAGTTGAAAATCTTCTCTCATTAAAAGAATACTTTGATAACCAACTTCAATCAGACCAAGAAACTTATCAAGCAATCGCGACATTAGGCGATAAGTTGGGCGTTCTGTGGAATGCCGATAAGTAATAAATAACGAAAATGGAGAAATAACATGCAAGTAAAATATATTGAAGAAGCAAAAAACAAACTCGAAAAACAAGCTAAACCACTCACTCAAAAAGTGGATAAAACGAATCAATTAATTTCTGAATTAAAAAATAAAATTGAAAAAATGGAAAACCTTTCTCAAAATGATGATATTGATGAATCACTCAAAGCATTATCTGAATTGAATAACGATAAGCAATTACTTGAAACATTAGAAAAACGGTTGGCGGAGGAACAGGAAGAGCTAGATGTTTTCTGGAGTTCTCAAGAAGTTGATGATACTATCAAAGAAGCAGTAAGCCTAGCAGATAATTTAAGTAAAATTGAGCTAGATTTATTAAAAAGTACAGTGTCTAAAGATACGAAGAAAAAACTAAAGGAATATAACAAGGAAGTTGATGACCAACGTTCTCGCCTTCAGGAATCAGGGGATTACTTACTAGAAAAATCAAATGTTTATTCTCGAGCCGAATTAGATAATTTAATTAGTCAAAAAAACAGAAGTCATAAAAATAACTTTTTCTTTGGAATTGTTAGAGTAATGGCAAGCCAATATCAAAAAGAATTAATGGAATTCCTAAAATCTGAAAAAATACTGACTGATTTAGATTAGGAGATTAAATGAATAAAAAAACAGAAATTAATTTTGGGATTGATAGCAAACTAGAAATTAGAGACGCAAATAAAAAAGCAGGATTCATTGGGCAAATTGCAGGGTATGCCATTGTATTTAATAAGCCAAGTGTACCTAATGCTCCATTTATTGAGTATATCGCTCCGACAGCACTTGATAATGTTGACCTAAGCGATGTATTAGCTTTATATAACCATGATTATGCCAATGTGCTAGGCAGAGTTGAAGCCGGAACTTTAAAGTTAAGCATTGATGAAGTCGGCTTGCATTTTGTTTTGGATATGCCAGATACAACAGTTGGCCATGATGTCTATAACAACATAAAGGCTGGAAACCTTAAAGGCATGAGTTTCGGCTTTGTCGTGGCAAACGGTGGCGATTCGTGGCGACAAGGAGCAAGTAAACCTATCAGAACAATCAACCAACTTCAAACATTAGGCGAAATAAGCGTAGTAAGTAAACCAGCTTATGATGATACTTCTATCAATGTCACTCGTTCTATCAAACAATTTGAAGACGAGCGTACACGAAAGTATAAAGAAAAAGTAAGAGCTTATCTTGACGGATTAAGTGATTAGATTATAATAAAAAAACCTAGTCTTTATTGGCTAGGTATTTATTGTTAATGTCAGAAAAAGCGAAAGTGACACCGTACTTCGGTAACATGTTACCGTTAGCGGTAACAACTTAAACCTCATGGTTAAGCTATTTGTAGAGTGTTGTTACCGTGTCACCGTACTTTTCCTACTTCGCTAGGAATTTATAATATAGCATGAAAGGATATAAAATAGATGGTTAGATATTATTGGGGGAGACCTCAAGATGTTGTAAGGTGGTATCTTAGAGGAACACTATACCTAAGTGCTCAAAGCAGAAAGTCATATATTGAAAAGACTGGCGCTGATCTAGGCAACTTACCAAGACTTCTAAAACTATTAGATAATCTTGATGAGTTATTTGATTCAGTCGATACTGACAGCATAGCTGTATTATGCTTGAGATACGTTGAGCTATTAAGTATCGCAGAGACTACAAAGCGCACAGGATTGCCAGCTTATCAGATAACAGCTAAGACAGGTAAAGTCATGAAGAAAGCTAAGGAAATTATATCTAAAGCATGATATAATAGAACTATCATAAGTCCCAGAGATGGGCAGTGGTATAATAAGTTCAGGAAAGTATCTCTAATTGTGGGGGTGCTTTTTTGTTTGGAGGATTATATTATGAATGAACTAGAGTTTAATATCAGATTATATCTCACGGGTACAATGAAGTCATGGACTGACAGGATAGACAGCACAGGGAAAGAAACGCCACAACGCTTTATACTAAACGCAATGACAGAGCTGTTTGATTCATTGAGTGATGATGACCTAGAGTTAATCAGACTTAGATACATGGAACGCTTGACACTATCAGAGGTTGCGAGTCGTTATCTGTTACACGAACGTACTATTAGAAACCACACGAACCCAACCATTAAGCAAGTGAAAAATATTATAAAACAAGGTAATGAACTTTCGATAAAATAA